CTTTTAAAGAGTTAAACTCGCTCAATTCGGTGTACTAAGAGCGATAGCCTTTACTATCTACCCTAGCTTCGTCCAGGATGAGGTAATTGCGACCGTTAATAACACTATGTGTTACTTTACGATAGCTACAAGGAACTTAGCTGCTCCATGTATTTATGCGGGCTAGCCCCCCGTCTACTTACAGTAGACCTATCGGGGGTAACATGTACCTTTTACTAAACAACTAAAAGCTACAAACATTAGAAAACAAGCAGCTAAAACAAATCTGTTCTTAAGCAGATTACCACGGTTAACCGTGGCGGTTTTAAGTGCCTATTATCCTAATGACCGAGAATGAATCTGCGCGTCTTCGTCATATTTCTTTGAATATGTAACGAGTCTGCACAGGACGAAAGGGATAGATTATACCATTAGGTATGTGAAGTTAAGCAGAAATGCTTTCCTTCGTAATCTATCAGGTGAACCTTTGGAAGAGGTACCCGGAGTTCGACTATCAGGGGGACAGCCAAAATGGCTGTTACCCATAATCGAACAAGTCGGAAGTGACCCAAATAGGTTAAGAATATTCTTAACTTACCTAACATCACTCCGATCCGTTACCCTTCCTGCAAAACTAGATCTTGACCCGATCACTTCTCCTCCCTTAGGAGATGTTGCGTCGGTCACTGATCTAGAGCTTTACACTGTCTACCGTACTCTTCATAGAGGAGCTCGGTACACAGGAGGGTTCACAGAGCCACACATGTCCACGAAGAAAGGTCCAGTTGCCCAAGCGATCATGAGCTCAGTCTCTGAACTCACCTTCCTTCCTCAGAAACTAATAGATGATATATGTCTATTAGGAGGAAAGAAGCTGTTTTCAGCGATTGATGATCTCGTGTCTCGCATCGACATCCTGGACTATACTTCTGTGGCACAATGATGGCTCTCCATTCATCCCCTGAAGGCAAAGGCCGCTCGTGAGCGACCTTTCAGAAAGATTTCTTACTTTTCCGATAAGGAAGGTAAGACTCGTGTTGTGGCGATCTTCGATTATTGGTCGCAGGCGGCCCTTCGGCCCCTGCATCAATTCCTTGGAAGGCTCTTACGAGCCATCCCTGAAGTTGATATGACTTATAATCAAGGATCGTTCGCTCCAGTTGATCACTTAAAAGGTACCGCAAAATACCACAGTATTGACTTGTCAGCAGCTACGGATAGAATGCCGATTCTCTTACAAAAGAGAGTCCTCAATCTATTCATGACTACTGAGAAGACAGACTGTTGGCATAGACTGATGGTCGAGTATCCGTTCTTATGTGATGGTAAGAACGTTAGATACGCGGCCGGTCAGCCTATGGGTGCATACTCGTCATGACCGATGATGGCACTAACTCACCACTATATAGTTCGAATAGCAGCATTACGAGCTGGTTTACCAGCGACGTTTTCTGACTACTTCTTACTAGGTGATGATTTAGTGATTTATCACGATCTTGTAGCCCAGAAGTATAAAGAGTTAATCGCAGCCCTTGGGATGCCATACTCAAAAGAGAAGACGCATGTGTCGATTGACACATTCGAATTCGCTAAGAGATGGTTCCATAAAGGGGTTGAGATTACCGGATTCTCGATAGGGGGACTAATGTCCACCTATTCAAGGTATCCGTTACTCCATAACTTTCTGGCAACGCAAGAATCTCATGGCTGGCATCTACCTATTGCGCGGCATCCGGGTCTAATCCGAGATATCTTTTCAGTTATGAAACGACCTCATTACATTGTAAATAAGGTTGAGTCAATGCTGAAATTATACCTGATCTTCGATGGGTTGATCAAATGAAAATCTGATCAAACACCGGAGGCAGCCCAAATAATCTTTGAAAGATTAAGTGTGCTGGCTCCGATTGATAACTGGCTACACTCTTTTCCGAGTGTTATAAAAGCATGTCGAATGCTTCTATATACAGCCAAATATCACTTAATCGAAGCGGACCTCTCTCACTTTCAAGTTGACACCTATAAGATTAATGAAGACATTAATCGATGGGTATCTAACAGGATTGCGAAAGATGCGACCGAGTGAGAAACGTCTTTCCTGAAAGAGACTCTTAGTGTGGTAATCGGACAGTCCAATCCGGTTGTAGAGGTAATCAATTCACTGATTGATCAGTCAATTGATTACTTGCTATCTACAACCTTGGCCTCCGAAGAAACATTGATACCAGATTTCATCATAAATCATGGTCTATCAAAGTACTTCGTGTCTCGTGGTGTTTTCACCATGAGGTCCTCCCACAGCATAGCTCTCGCGGAAAGTGCTGTTGTCAAGAAGATGATTTCTATCTTATCAAAAGATGAATCACCCTCTGACTCAGCAACTCAGGTTCCATTCTATGGAAAGGTGCTAGAGTCTGGATTTGCACCCAGACCCCTAGGGATTCTTTTCAAGAATCTTGCTCTTAGCGCCGCCCGATATATGAGGACAGTAAAACCTGTCTCTCTATACCGTATGGTGGTGCCAAGAGCTCGCACTTGGGTCGTGCCTGGTCTGTTAGTAGGTTTGATCACCTACGCAGGCCAATTGCCGACTTTAGTTTCCTTAGTGTTGAATTCCTGGACGTCTCTCACTACCTTACTCTCTAGTATGAATATAGATTGCTGATATTCAGATGGAATTCAAGGCCTCTTGTTAGGGGGCCTATGAATACTATTCCGTTTATCAATAGTGTACATTCTTCTATTGGGGTCAGTAGGGATATGACATTTCAATTTAACCTTGGAATCGCTCAGAATACTAAGTCAGAGTTATCAGGAGGGCCTAATCACCCTTCCTTATGCTCTGAATAGTTTCTGGACGTTCTTGCACCAACTATTGTTGGATGTAGGAACGGGGATTACTCCCACGCTTCAGGTTATTTATGATGCCGTATCTGAGGGCGGGCTCTTACCGCAAATGATGGTAGGAGCCTTGCTTGCCCAGTTGGCTTTAGCCTTCATCAGGTGACTGATGAACCTATAGTCCCGAATTCAGAAGCACACCACCTACAGTCATAAAAGATTTTGGGTAGTGCCGGTAACCGAA